ACGCATTCGCACGATCAAGCCAGAGTTTTTCACCAGCGAGGACATTGTGTCCCTGTCGCCACTCGCCCGCCTGCTTTACATCGCACTGTGGTGCGAGGCGGACAAGGAAGGCCGGCTAGTCTGGAAGCCCATCACGTTCAAGCTGCGCTACTTGCCGGCAGACGATTGCGACATCAAGGCCCTGTGCCAAGAGATCATCGACCGCGGCCTGGCCACGCTGTACGGCGAAGGCTATGCCGTGATTCCGGCCTTCGCTGCACACCAGCACATCAACCCACGCGAGAGTGCATCACAACTGCCTGAGCCTGTCGCGAACGTCACGCGTAAGGCACGCGTTGGCACGTGTTAAGCACGTGTTGGCATCGGTGCAAATCTAGATGTTGACGCACAGGGAGGAAGGGAAGGGAAGGGAAGGGAAGGGAATGATGATCCACGCGTCGATGACGCGACGGGGTTTGATGCTTTTTGGGCATGCTGGCCGCAGAACGAGCGAAAGCAGGACAAGGCCAAGTGCTCGGAAAAGTGGAAGCGCGACGGGCTGGACGCCGTGGGCGGTGCCATCGTCGCAGACGTGACGGCAAAGAAGGCCTCGCAGAAGTGGCGCGACGGGTTCATCGAAGCCCCCGTGGTGTACCTCAACAACCGCCGCTGGGAAGACGGCGCAGCCGGTTCGGCAACTGGACCGAAGCGCGGCAGCGACGAGTACGCCGCCCTGCACAAAGCCGCCGCCTGGTGGCGTGACGCCGGGTTCGACAGCGTGTGGAGCGCCATCGCTGCGCAGTGCTGGCACGACACGGCGCAAAACTTCCACGATGGCAAACGAATCGAGGTGGCAGCGTGAATGCGTCCGAACTCAGCCAGCGCATGGCATCCGATGCCGCAGCTATTGCGCAATTCCTGCTCCCTGCTGGCAAGCGCCAGTCCGGCGAGTGGAAAGCAGGAAGCACCAGCGGCGACGAAGGAAAATCCCTGTCGGTGCGCTTGTCCGGCGCCAAGGCTGGCGTATGGGCCGACTTCGCATCCGGCGAATCAGGTGACCTTTTGGATCTGTGGGCAGCTACACGCGGCCTATCGGTGTCGCAGGCGATGGCCGAAGCGAAGCAGTACCTGGGCATCCGGGACACGATGCCAGAGCGCGAAACCAAGGCGTACAAGCGCCCAAGCAAGCCGCAATGCCAAGCGCCCAAGGCTGGCGTGGTGGAGTGGCTTAAGGGCCGGGGCCTGACCGACAAGACATTGGCCGATTTCAAGATTGCCGAGCAGATTCAGGGCGGCAAGACCTACGCGGTTTTCCCGTACCTGCGCGACGGCGTGCTGGTCAATGTCAAGTACCGCAACGTGGCGGAGAAAAAAGACATGCGCCAAGAGGGCGGTGCAGAACCATGCTTGTTCGGATGGCACCTGATAGACCCAAAGTGCCGCACCGTCGCCATCACCGAGGGAGAGATTGACGCCATGAGCCTGCACCAGTGCGGCATACCGGCGCTGTCGGTGAACGCAGGGGCTGGAAACCACCAATGGCTCGAAAACGACTGGGACAGGCTCGACCGATTCAGTGAGATTCTGCTGTTTCTCGACACCGACGAAGCCGGCCAAAAGGGCGCGCAGGAATTGGCAAAGCGCATCGGCGCGGACCGCTGCAAGATCGTGAAGATTCCGGCAAAGGATGCAAACGAGTACCTGCAGGCCGGGGCTGAAGGGCCAGAGTTTGACGAGTGCATCCGCAACTCGAAGCCGCAAGACCCCGAGGAACTGCGCCAGGCCAGCGACTTTGTAACGCGCGTGAAGGCGATGTTCTACCCGGCGCACGGGGAAGAAACGGACCCGGTTCTACGCCTTGACCGCAATCTTGACTGGTTCAATTTCCGCGATGGCGAAGTATCAGTTTGGACCGGGTACAACGGACACGGCAAGAGCCTGATGCTCTCGCAAGTGTTGTTAGGGCTGATGGCGCAGGGAGAGCGGGTTACGGTGTTCAGCGGAGAAATGACACCCGAGCGCCAGCTCAAGCGAATCATGAAACAAGCCACCGGGCTAGACCGCCCGACGATGGGCTATATCGACTCGGTAGGCGCATGGATCACCGACAAGCTGTGGTTCTTCAATGTGGTCGGCAGCGCCGGGATTGATCGGTTGCTGACGGTGTTCCTGTACGCAAACAAGCGCTACGGGATGCGCCACTTCGTTATCGACAGCTTGATGATGACGGACGTCCCAGAGGACGGCGCAGGCGCTATGACAGCGCAGAAAGAGGCCATTCGCAAGATTTGCGACTTCGCCCGCCGCAACGGTTGCCACCTTCACCTAGTAGCCCATCCACGCAAAGGCCAGGACGAATCACGCGGGCCGGGGAAATTGGACGTAGCAGGCAGCTCCAAGATTACGGACGGCGCCGACAACGTGTTCACGGTCTGGAGCGCCCGCAAGGACGAAAACGACCCGGACATTGACCCGGACAAGCCGGACGCCCGCCTAGAGCTACAGAAGCAACGCAACGGCGAAGCACAGCACTACTCGCAGCCGCTTTGGTTTTGCAAGGGCGCGCAGCAATTCGCCACCACGCCACGCCGCACGCCTGTTTCCTATGTCAGCTACAGCGGCGAACCGGAGCGCGTTCAATGATGTGCCCCGACTGCACCGCAGCCCAAACCGAGCCGCACTGGGGCGGCTACCACGCGAGCTGCGAAGGCTGCCAGGTACGCGCGCTGGCGAATGGGCCGCGCTTTTGGGACGCCAAGCGAGCAGGGCGCATGGTGCCGAGCTACCAAACCGCGCTGAAAACAGTATTCGGCAGCGAGTGGGAGTCGGGCCACACAAAAGTTAAAGCAGAACACGCGCGGCTGCGCAAACTGGGGGGGTTGTGATGAAGGTAACGCTTTCATGGCCTGACGCTTCGCTGTCGCCTAACCGCAAGAATGGACGCCACTGGGGCGCTGTTCACGCAGCAAAAGGAAAGCGCCTTGCCGACGCCCGTTTTCTAGCGCTCACTGAGATGCGCAAATCTGGGTACGTGCCGCCAACTGGAACTCTGGCGTTGGTGGTCACATTCCATGCACCGGACAAGCGCCGCAGAGACTTGGATAACCTGCTGGCCGCGATGAAAGCGGACTTCGACGGGCTGAGCCAAGCGCTGGGAGTGGATGACCAGTTATTCAACCCGCTGACGCTGCGCCGAGGCGAGCAAGTCAAGGGCGGGGCCGTGGTGCTGGAGGTGACGCATGAATAACAAGCTCACTTCCCGCCAACGCCACTACCTGGGCCGCGTCAAAGAGCTGGCCTGCTCAGTCTGCGACGCATCCGGCCCATGCGAGGCGCACCACGTCAAGCAAGGCAACCAATACACAGCGATTGCGCTTTGTGTGGACTGCCACCGTGGTTCGGTGATGGGCTGGCACGGCCAAAAGCGCGCTTGGGCGATTCGCAAGATGGATGAGTTGGATGCGCTCAACGTAACTATCGAAAGGTTGCAATGAGCAGCGTAACCCTACAAGCCCGCCTTGATGCCATCTGGGACGAAGCAGAGCGCCGTTACTGCGCCGGGGAAAAGCCTTTGCGTCATATCGGAGGCGGATACGCACCACCGGCTGGAGACGGCGACCAAGGGATGCGCCCGTGGCTGAGTGAGAAAGAGGCAGACGAAGCCCACGAATTGGCTCAGTGCATTGCACGGATGCAACGACAGTACGACGCGGGGGCATCGGATCGGCTTCGCGCAAAACACTCGGCCAGGAGGTTTGCCGCATGAATAAGCCAATCGACCCGAATGCCGCCGTTGACTTCCTGCTCGCCAATGCCGGGAAGTACGCCGATGCAAAAGCCGCGCGTATCCACATTGAGGAATTCAGAAAGAGCAAGAAAGCCCTGCTGATGGGCGAATGCGCCGAGAAGGCCGTCAACGCCCGCGAGCAGTACGCCTACAGCCACCCGGAATACATAGCCCTACTGGAAGGCTTGAAGGCCGCTGTAGCGGTAGAGGAAAACTTGAAGTGGCACCAGATTGCAGCCCAGCTACGGGTAGAGATTTGGCGCTCGCAAGAGGCTAGCAATAGAAACCAAGAGAGGGCGATGCGATGACAGCAACAGGCACAGAGGGACGATGGCAAATGAGATGTGATTTCCAATGTGTTGCTTTTGCGCTACAGTTGTTGTGTGAGAACAACAATGTGTTGCGTTTATGCGACAAAAAGGTACTCCCGAGCCGCAGAGCGCGCGCAAGGGGCGCAGA